CGCCTGTGTGGCCGATAAAACCAACAGGCGACGGTTCGGACGTAACTGCGTGGTTTCCGCACATTGACCTGACGGACATTGTGGGACCAATATCACAGCTGACCGAGCAGAAGCCGGAGGATGTATTCTGCCAGCCATATGTGCAGTACTCGTACAACCAGGCGTCGCAGAAATTCGACGGGCTCATCAATATCCTCAGCGTACAGGCAGACCAGTGGGACGCCTCGTACGTGACAGGCGTTCCTGCGCTGGCGGACGCCTCGGCCCTGTGGAGCCGGTCGCATTGTCTCTATAATTTTTACAAGCAGATTGAGCAACCGCCGTCGGAAATGACGGACAAATACTGGATTACCGATCCGGTGATGGCCGTGCAATATTTATATTCGTGGCAGAGTTATATGGGCGTTTACGATATGTCCACCGCGGATGGAACCGGGTACTATGAGATAAGGCCACCGAGATGGCTGTCATTTGATGTGCCATATGAGATTGGTAATTTATACCATACTGGAAAGCATTTCTGGTTGGACCTGCCGTTCCAGACTGACAAAACATCAATACAATGCATCACGGAAAAGGTCACCAGGAAGCTCGGTAATGAAGATGGTCTGATTAATTTGACAGCGATGATTACAGGAGTGCCGAGCAAGCTGGGCTATTATATACAGGACACAATCCAGCACCAGAATGAGATTGGCTGGGTAGGCCTACAGGATACTACGCAGAATATTGCACCAATACAGGATTCATTTTTAACCCCGTAAAAGGAGAAAAATATGGCAGGAGCAGAACTACATAATATTACCAGGATTATGTCCGACCGGACCAGCATGATAGCCGGGATCGGGAATGGACAGAGTTGCATAGAGTCCGATACTGGATTATGGGCATACCGGGATGGCACAAATTATAATGTCATGAAAAATTCCCAGACGTACGATCTGGTGGGTATGACCTGGTCCGAGCAGGGCAATTTGTATACCAACCTGTACGTACAAGACATTTATTTCACGAGCGGAACATCATCCGCATTATGGCTCGAGCCAAGCCTCCAGGCGTGGCTCACCTGCGTTAACCAGTCCGGATCCCGGGTGACCGAACTATATAGCCGGGACGCGCTGGATATGTCGTCCAATGTGGTGCAAATCTATGCTGGCCAACAGATCAACCTGATGCCAGGATACATTTATCCAGCGTATAACACGGTTAATATATGGGGCAACATCCAGGAAAAAAATGACTCAATGACTATCTGGCTCAACAATGACCGTAGTGGATATCTGAAAGGAAATTATGCAGTTAAACTGATGACGACAACGTTATTCAGTAATGATTTTCTAAATCTGGAATCTAATTCAAATATATCGATGACAGCCGGATATCTCGCGCATATTGAGGGGCTGTCATTTGCAACGATAACGGCTCCAACAATTGGACTGACCGGTCCGACCATCTCCGTGGACGGAGACACCACTGTGACCGCGGGCCACAGCCTGTATATCCACGCCGGGAGCCTCATAAAAATGGGTAGTTCTGACACTACTGCAGTAACAATCCGCAATCTCGGTGGAGGATCTGAGCACCTGCAGATAATGGCCCGGGACCAGCTGGACATGTCATCGGCCTACATTAATATTTATGGCAAAGCCGGATTTAATTCGGGTGCGGTCTGTGAGTTGGATAATGATATGCAGTTTTACGACAGTCATGCAAAAATTTATGCACCATCTGCGGCGACCATGAACGTATGTGCCGATACGCAAATATCTCTCCTCTCGGACCTGGTGTATGTTCAAAAAGATATTTTTACGACGGCTCTCAGCGCGGATTACTATAGTACATCGAGCATACACGGATTCGGACCAATTGGGGTTTCGGGTACAATTTATTATAAAAAAGTTGGGAAGCTCGGCCAGTGTTATTTTTCGTTGACCGGGGATGGGACGACAGGTGGCGATTATGTCTATTTCACGCTGCCAACGATTATGCAGGCAAAATATCTGACCGAGAGCAACAGTGCATGTATAATGGACGGAGGGGCGGCCCAGTCCCACCCAGGATACATAAAAATGCTGGCCGATGCCACGCGGATATTGGTTTATAAAGATTATGCACTGGCGGCATTCTCGGACACGGGGGCCAAGACCTGCGCGGGCGAGCTATTTTGGGAGACCAAGAACTAACTAAGCGACCGGGTGCGCGTGCGCGGGGCTCGGGCTGGGCTGGCTCATGGCTGCAACGATACAATTCAGCTCGAACTGGGCCTTGGCATACTCCAGTTCTACGACTCGCTCATGAGCCTTGGCTTCCTCAAGTTTGGCGAGCTGAATTTTTTCCGCGAACGCAAACAATTCACGCTGGTATTCCATGGTAGTCATCAGTTACTCCTTTTAAAAAATCAAACCTGGTTTTTTTTCTTTTTCTATTTCCTTCAAATTCAATCAACATTCCACCAACTACTCCACCGACCTGTGACTAAAATCAGTGCTGCGTCCGCCGCCTCCTCAGGCTGGGCGTTTACTGGCCTAAAAATCAACAAATGCAACAAATTTTCCTGCAATGCGACCGGTTCGGGTACGTGACCTCCGGAACGAAATGGGCGGATAGCTATTTCCTCTGCCATTTTATCCTTTCTGCCGGCCTGTAGAACAGCGCCGTGGCCGGCTTGGTCGACTCGAGCAGGGACTGTACTGCATTTTCTAAACGCTCACCAAACTCATCCCGGCCAATCCTGGGCCTGTTAACAATCAAATCTGCCTCGGCCATCATCTCCTTGGCCTGCGGTACAAATTTGTCAAATCCTTCCGTTCCCTGTTCAAAATCATCGGCCAGAGTTTCTTTAAGGTCTCTGACGACCGATCTATTGGCAATGATGTCCTGTACGCAATCAAAGATATTCTGTGCATAAGACATTATTTTGTCGTCATTGCCGACCACCACGCTCACCTCACGGCAGGTCCGGGAGAACGTATCCGCCGCTTTTATAATCTCCGGCAGGATAATATCTTTTTTGATTGGTGATCGCTCACCGCGAAAAGTGAGAATGAAGTCTGATAGTTCTGATGCCTGCAGACGGAACTTCTGGATGACTGACCGTCGTTCCATGTACTCCGTAAGGCCGAGCAGGCCGGCCACCAGGTCCTTGAGGTTCACAGTTTCCGGATCTCCTCAGGCGAATTGCTGGAAAATCCTTCCTCAAATTTTTCACAGGCCACAATCAAATCCTCGTAGGATACCTGCGGACAGTAATGGAAATATTGATGACCGTGAATATCTACGGCCAGGAGCCCATCCGGGACTACACTGACCGTGTAGGTCAGTCCTGATTCCTGGTTGATAACCTGTATTGGTCCGGATTTATTGGCCGACATAATCATATTCACCTCAGTTCCGGAAATTGTTGGAAATCCTTGAAAATACCAATATTTTTTCGCCGTTTGGCCGGCCTGACCGTACAATGTCCACGGCCAGGTACCGAGGCTTCTTTGTTGATTTGCAAAAAGCCTTCCACCCCGCCTACGCCCATCGTCCAGTTATCCCCCCGCTCCCTTTCGTCAAGCATCGATAGTTCCTGCGCGTTAAATAATGAAAAAATTTCAGCCTCTTCATCTCTCGTTGCCATGTAGTCTCCAACATATAAATTGGAGTTGATATCAAGAGTTAACAACCTCTTTTCCCCATTTACTTCTACTGTGTTTCCATTGATCCTTTTTATCTCATCCATGATACCTCCTTTTTAGTTATAGGGCCCCGACTGTTTGCCTTGCCCCATACCTTATATTATACCAAAATTTTAGGGCTTTTAACCAACTTTATTTTTGCCTCCATAACGCTGGTTTCATTTTGTTTCCTTTTTTTCAATGAACTGCCAGATCCAGGCCGGCTGGCCAGCCGGCATCCGACCAAATATTTCCTTGTACAACTTCGCATACGCCAGTTTCTGCGCATGCCGGAACGACAGGTTAAGTTCGCGGCAGCACGCCAGTAAAATTCCATCATCCTTCATCCAACCTCCTTCAGTATCTGCTCCAGTATCTGCTCCAGGTTCTTGGTCAAATCGTCTATAACCATCTTTTCCATTGAGCACCTCCATTTAATACCTTTTGTTATTCCTTCTCGGTAAAAAAATCTGTCCCTGTCAAAATTAGGATTATTCTTTTCCAAGAAATCCGCAAATTCATTTTTCATAAAACTTCCTCTAATAATATAGGTTCAAGCCGGAACAAACCCGGCTTATAGTTAGCATCCTCAAACATTTTCAGTTCACGGCTGGAGAACGGGGGTAGGGGCACCTTATCCTGGTCCTGACCTCTTATCTCATACCGGCCAAAACTACCCTCGAGGACAGGGCCTATCAAGTATATAGCATTTATCGGTTTTGATTTATTATTCCAGTTCCAATTTATGCGCCAATAATCCCCGATCAATTTGTTTAGGTCACCCTTCAGTTCCCGGCAGAACGAATTCATAATATCTTTGGAATGCTCCTGTATCATGCCAATGCCCTGTATATCTTTTTCTTTGTTGCCCATGGCCACCAGCAGTTTATACAGGTCTGTCTGCTGCTTGGCGAACAGCCTTATGTCCATTATCTTTTTTTCATAAACAGGCGGTTTATGCAGGTCCTTTTGCTTTCTTATAAAACCAAGCCAAAACTTGCGCTCATAATGATAAGTGGCGTCATCATATATGGTATTACCATATTTTTTCACCCCAGCCTGGACTACTCCTAAATCTACCACATCGACGAGTTTGTAGATGAACCCCGGAGCCTGGTTGACTGCAGCTGGATTGTCACAATGTTGAAATTTTGATAAATCCAAATGAAGACTCCTATTGCAAATTGTTGTGCAATGGAGTATATTGATGGATTACGAGCCTCAATATAATCCAAAGCTCAGGCAGGCATTATCAATGTCTGCCTTTGTTTTTTATGCCTCTGTGGCAGTCACAGAAGGCTCTACAAGCTCCGCGGTTCAACCCCCGTTTCCGGGGGAAAATGCTTAACCTTCTTAGGTCTATCCCAGGCACTGTTGTGGCACCGGGGGCACTGTAGAGGCTTCCTGCCCTCTATACGGGGTATCCAGACATGATAACACTTCAAACATTCGTACTTCTCAACTGTAACCTTCATATGTGTCTCCTTAATGTTGATGATTAATATAACATCTTTTTCCGGAAAAAGCAATAGGTAAAGTGTAGAATTTTTGTTGGTAAATCTCCATGAATATAGTACCTTGAATTGAACTCTTGAATTATAAGTACAAGGAATATTCCAGGAATATACAAGGATTTGACTGAATTCTTGATTCCGAATCCTTGAATTCAAGTCAAGGAATCAATCAAGAGTTCGAATCTAGGAATCAATTCCTGGAATATTCCTTGCATATTCCTTGTACTCGAATCCTTGAATTCAAGTCAAGGAATCTTTCTGAATGATATATTAATTTAATCAGATGTTAAGATTTTATGGAATTCTGCCTTCAAGGAATCTTTCTGAATGATATTAATTAGTTGCCTATGGCTCAGGAACCGAGCGCGGCCCGTGGCTGGGGCAGATTCCAGCCATATTTCCAGTAAGATTTAAAATCTGACAGTTTCAAGGGTGGTTTCATTGTAAGGAGCCTCTGGTTACAGTACCTGACCAGGAGCTCCTGGAACCGTTTCTCAAGCACTTGGTAGGTTAGGCCTGGGTACCGGGCCTGGAGGACCAGGGCCGGCCTCTCCGGCGATCTCATGATGGTTTCCACGGCCTGCCGCTGCCGCGGCTCCAACCGGGATAGGACGTAGGCCAGGTCCGGCCGGGCTAATAACTCATCAATAGTCATAGAACCTCTTCAACTCTTAACATTTAGGATCCGTTTTCCCGAGGCGCACCTGCTCCTCAATCCAGCGGTAGGTTTTCTCCATCCCCTCCCGGAGGGGCCTGGACGGGGCCCAGCCCAGTTTCTCCCTGATGAGCCGGTTGTCGGAGTTGCGCCCCATGACCCCGAGCGGTCCTGGAACGTTCTTTATCTCAAGCTTCTTGCCGGCAATGTCCATGGCCATTCTGGCAAGATCATTTATAGATATCTTCTCCTCAGACCCTATGTTCACCGGTCCGAAGAAGGTTTCGGAATCCATGAGCCTGCGGATGCCCTCAAGGCATTCGTCGATGTACAAAAAAGATCTTGTCTGAACTCCCGGACCCCATATCTCTATAGTGCCTCCATCCTTTACCATAGCAACCTTACGAGACATTGCCGCTGGTGCTTTTTCTTTCCCATTCCCCCATGCACCCTCTGTCCCGAAGATGTTATGGAACCGAGCAATTCTAATGTCCAAACCCATATTCCTGCGATAGGACTGATATAAGCACTCCGACCATAATTTAGTCTTCCCATAAATTGAATCAGGGTTGGCAGGATAGGCGGAAGCCTCATAAGTGACCGGGTGATCTGGATCCAATTGATTATCCTGATTATACACACAAGCTGAAGAGGAAAAAAATATTTTTTTAGCTTTATATTTATGACACATTTCCGCGGAAAGTATATCAAGCAAAGCGGAATCATGGGCTATCTGGGCGTCATTATTTCCAGAAAAGATTACAAATGCGCCTCCCATCCAAGCAGCGAAGCAATACACCTCGTCCCAGGGCTTCCCGTCCGGGGGCGTAAAAGCTTCATCACAGATTGCCTTGTCTCTCAGATCTCCTATTGTATAATCATCCACAGGAAGTTTTCCATAATGGAACTCTTGAATATCAACAGTTCTCACCCAGTAGCCTTCCTGTTTGAGCCTCTTTGCCATATGATGTCCTATAAACCCATGACCTCCGGTAACTAACGCTGTTTTCATAATTTCCTCTTTTTTTCAATGTAAATCATGTTTTAACATTTCGAGATTTTACTTTGGAGCGTCCCCAAGCCGCTGCCGAATAGCGGCCGTAAATTGGTCGCAAGTTTGTACTGCCGCACAAATACATGTTAGTGTCATCAAGATGTTCTAGGCGTACCCGCGCCATGTCGCCGCTTGAATGATACTCTAATTCCTCGGGGAGGGCATTCTCATCCTCTTCCTCAACCATAGGAATTTTTGCCCGGGGAAGATCCCGGTCCCGAACCGGCGAATATTTAGGTTTTCCGCGGCCGAAGCCAGGTATGAGTTGTGGCAGATGTATTACCGGAGCTGATACTAACGAGGTGCTATCCGTTATAAATATGCTGTGCTCTTTTTTACACTTATCACATGTGAATGTGACTGATGGGTGGCTGGGCCTATTGTCGTAGTAAAATACTGAGCCGCATGTACAATGGAGGATAGACATATAATTATTATATAACTTTTCCATCCATTTTCATAGAGAAAAATGCATAAGTCTATATACCAAAAAAGCTTAGCAGTAATAACATACACATACTATACATCACAATAGGCCACGATGAGCCCACTAATCATATACTGTAGACGTAAGTTGGCTCATATTTTTAATAATCCGTTAATATTACAAAAAATAGTAACTGATCATGCTGTGTCTGCCCGGCCTTTCTACAGGCAAATGGCAGACACCTATACCGATAATGGCCGGAACATCCTTATGTAGCTGTTAACCGCTGATACACAAAAGGACTTACAATGCCGGATACCAATCCAATCGATACTGTACCTCTCGATACGCAACCGGATCAGGTTACGAGCACATCGGTGGCCACAACCGACTTATCACCGACCAAGAAAAAGATTCGCTACAATCCTAAATCCCTGGCTAACCTGAAGCAGGGTCGGCCCCTGAAACCGGGCCAGGTTCGTGTGAGTGACTATCTCCGTAATATGTGTACTCCGGAAGTTTGCAGGAAATTATCCGCGGTGATACTTGCTAAGGCCCTGGGCGGCGACCGGCACTTTGCGGCGATTGCCTTGGACCGCGTAGAAGGTACTTGTCCGCAAACTGTACAGAACACCAATCTGACCGACCAGCCGCTACAGATAGTCTTTGAACAGATTGAGAAGGCCCTTGAGCCGGTCAAACAGGCGCAACCCATGTCTAAGCCTGCCCAGGACACTCCTGAGGCCCTGGACGCCCGCTACGAGGTCGCAGGACTACCATTAGTGGAGGTTCTTAATCCAAAATGAATCTTAAAATTTCCAAGGCCCAGTCTCGGTTTCTACAGTCTAAACGGAGTGTAGTCTACTTCCGCGGTGGTATACGCTCAGGTAAGACTCGGATTCTTTGCATTAAAGCAGTTCTGTCAGCATTGGCTCACCGGACATTCCTTTTAGTTTCATTCTCATATCCAACTCTTCGGGATGTGGTCCTTAAAACTTTAAAGATTATACTGTTACAAATGCAGGCTCTTGACAACCGCATCCAATATAAAATCAACGAATCATCCATGACCGTCACCATCATCAAAGGTGGCCGAGGCACGGACATCATGCTCCGGTCAGGCTCGGATGAGGATGCACTACGTGGTATATCCTGCAGCGACGCAGGCATCGACGAGGCCCGTGAGTTTCATGATAGGTACATCTATGACGTCCTGATTGGCCGTATGAGCGATTCCTCGGATGGCCAGATTTACATAGCCTCGACCAGCAAAGGCCGGAACTGGGTCTGGCAGCTGGCCCAGGATCTCGGTGATGACTGTGAGACCATAGAGCAGTCAACTACTGACAGTCCCTTCCTTCCGAGTGAATATGTTGAAATGCTTCTTAAGAATTACACATCGCTGTTTGCACGTCAGGAAATTTATGCGGAGATAGTGAACCTGGGTGCGGGCTCCATCAGGCCAGAGTGGTTCCCAGTCATAGAATATTTCAAACCGAGCCACGCCGTCCGGTCCTGGGATCTGTCAGTATCATCCAAGACCTCCGCGGATTATTCAGCCGGGGCACTCATCAGCCAGCTGGATGATTACACAATTATACACGATATGATACGTGTGCGTTTGGCCTATCCGGACCTCAGGAAACAGATTGTTAATTGTGCCCGGGCCGATGGGGCTGGTACTACGGTAGTCATTGAGGAGGCAGGCCAACAGCGTGCCATATTCGATGACTTGCAGCGTTCGACTGAGATGAGCCGGTTCCCGGTGAGACCTTTTAAACCTTCCAAGGACAAATATTCTCGAGCCATGCCATGGATAAGCCGGGCTGAGCAGGGATTGGTTAAGATTTGCCGGGGTGCCTGGAACCGAGACTTCCTTGATGAATGTGCCAGCTTTAGCGCCAATGAAAAGGATTATGAACATGATGACCAGGTGGACTCTATCTCTCAAGGATACGGATACCTGGCATTGAACAGCGGGCCGCTCATATGGACCACCGAGCAGGAGGTCATGAAGCAGCAGGATGAGATTACCAAGCAGGAAATCACACAGGACCCGGTCGACGGGTTCAACACAGTGCCAGCCATACTGCCGGGCGCGGGCCCTAAGGGGTTCTTCGAATGAGTAACGTGACTGAGACTGAATGTAATGCCAAGATGAAACCGGTGACGGATTTCATGCATGATCTGAACGCCCGGGCCTGGCAGGTACTTATAGGAATCGTAGCGGTATTATTTCTGACAGTATGTTCTTTGCTGGTGCAAATATACAATAGCAACCTGAAGGTCACACTGGAAAAAGTAATTCCATCCGTATCTCATGTGGAGGCCAATAATGGCAAATAGGAGACGGCTCACACCTCAGGAGCAGACAGCCATATTCGAAGCGGGTGTGACCAACATTTACTCCCCGGCCGGCGAGGTCATCTCCAAGATTGTGCCCAATTTTGAGCCATCCTATTACTACGGCCAGTTCCGCATGGGTGCACAGTCCATGATGATGGACCCTAACAAACCTTACTCGAGCCACTCCTGGATTTACGTATGCGCATCAACCATTGCCAAGAACTTGTGCCGCCTCCCGGCCAAGCTGGCCCAGCGTGCGAACGGTGATGACGAGGAGCAGCATATTTACAAGCATCCAATCCTGAATCTCTTTAATAGGCCAAATGAGTGGCAAAGCGGATCCACGTTCTGGGAAGCAGTCATCCTTGGATTATTGCTCCCTACGTCCCGGTCTACTGGTGGCCAGATATTCCTGGTGCCTGAGGACAACGCCGGCAATCCGGTAGACCTCACCAAAGGAATCATTCCTGCGCGTATCTATCCGCTGGATGACTCGGTCATGTCTCCGGATATTGTTGAGGGCAAATTGGTCTGTTGGAAGTATCAGATTCCAGGAACCAATCTTGACACGGCTAAGTATTTTAAGCCAAATGAGTTAATCCGTATCTATAACTATAATCCATATGACATCAGCAAGGGACTGGCACCCTACGTCCCGGTCCGGGCCCAGGCTTTACAGGATAGCGAGGCGGACAACTGGAACTACTTTTACTTTAAAAATAATGCACGACCAGACGGCATACTCACGGGAGACCTGGACCTGACGCCAAGTCAGCGCCAGGACATCAGCCGGGTATGGGCCGAGCTCTATGGCGGATCACACAAAGCTGGATCAATAGCAGTTCTTGGTAATGGTCTCAAGTTTCAGGAACTCAGCAGGTCCCATCTGGACATGCAGTGGAAAGAACAGAAGGACAATAACCGTGACACCATCATGGCCGCCTATTCGCTGAATGAGCTGGCGGCAGGATCAATCAAAGGAATCCCCTATTCCAATGTCATCGAGGGGAGGAAAATACTATGGTACGATTCATACCTTCCGTGGAACTACAAAATCTGGGAAGCCATCAACACGCAATGGATACAGTACATACCACCAACCGGGGAGCTGCACGGGGAATCGGATTTGTCAGAAGTGCAGGCGCTCAAGGCCGATTTGGGGGAGAGAGTGAAGATAGGCTCGCAGATGATTCAGCAGATGACCATACCGCCGGCCGAAGCAATTCGCATAGTAGGCATAGACATAGACACAAGCAAATACGACTGGATGACCGACCGGGTACAGCCCACGGCCCCAGGCGGGTTCCCAGCGCCAACAGGAGAGCCAAGTCCAAAGGAGAGGAAAGTGAACTGGAAGGCTGCATCTGATATCTCCGAGGAAGAAAAGCACGCCGCACGTAACAACGCAATCTCAGAAGAGTATTGCAAAGCGGTGTTAGACCCTGGTGAGAAATCACTTAACCGTGACCTGCAGAAGTTCTTCTCACGGCAACGTAATAAGACTTTGGACAAAGTAGATGCCTGGTCCAAGGCACATAAGTCCGCGAACCAATTGGAGATGGTATGCAAGGCCACGCCCCAGCCCGGGCCCAGCGTGTTCCTGTTTGATGTAGCGAAAGAGAATGAGGAAATCATGTCCTTATACAAACCACACGTAAAGGACCAGATGGTACGTGAGACCAACAGGCTCAACAATGAGTTGCCTAATGGTTGTGTGAATTGGTCGGTGAACGACGACAGCATACAGGCATTCGCGGCTCTTAGGCGTGAGGCTGTGGAAGGCATCAATACAACTACTTTTAACACTGCACGCGACGTCATAGAGGACATTGTAGCGGATGGTATTGATCAGGGACTGACCAATGCCCAGCTCGCCGAGGAACTTAAAGACGGTCTTTACGATGTATTTCAAATGCGTATAAGCAACGCCATGACCATAGCCAGGACTGAGACTGGTAGCATCTCGAGTATGACCAGGATGGAGGCGTTCCGAGCTGAAGATATTGAGTACTGGGAATGGGTCTCATCCAGGGACGACCGGGTTCGGGATGGACATGACATAGACGGGGAAGTTGTACGGGTAGGTGATCAATTTTCCAACGGTCTGACTATGCCACTTGATCCGGACGGGGAACCTGAAAATACAATAAACTGCAGGTGCGTGGCGGTATTCGCCCAGGCTCCTGAGGAGGAAGCATAAAATGTCTGAAGAGAAACAATTGGATATTGACGCATTGCTGGCTGATGAGAAAGGTGTAAACGATCCGCACGCTGTTCCGCCTGTTGAAGTGGCACCTGTAATTGAACAGTCTGAGCCTAAGGCCAAAGACAAAAAGAACTCACGCCAGGCTTCTGACATGGCCGCCCCGTTCCGGGCGTTTATCAACAGGCCTAAAGGCTGCATCGGAGTCATCAGCAATGAACCATTATTCGTTTTGAAATAAGGAGAAGCCTATGAAGCAAGCAATTTATAAAGCCATACCGCGGGGACCTAAAAAGGTCGAGATGACCGAGGCCGAATGTAAACGCATGTGTACCATGATCGGGCTCGAGTACCTGCCTGGGTATGAGGCCCGGGTCCTGGAGTACACTATTACTGACGAGACACCAGACCGGTACGGGGACATAGTCCGAGCCAAAGGCGTGGACCTTGCTAATTATAAGATCAATCCTGTGGTACATCTCAGTCATGACACATCTAAGTTCCCGGTCGCGAACTCACTTAAGACCTGGTATGACGCACAGGAAAAATCAGTCAAGTCCTTGGCTCTGTTCGCGGATGACCGTGTTGATAAAACTGGTCTGAGCGATGTGGCCTACAGATTTGCCTCGAGCGGATTCATGCGTGGTGCCTCAGTAGGGTTCATACCGCGCGAGGACAACAATCCAGCTGACCCCGAGGAGCGGGAGGAGATGGGTCTCGGCCCTGCCGGCCGTGAGTTTCTCCGCTCAGAGCTCCTGGAATGGTCAGTCTGCTCAGTACCATGCAATCCAAACTGCCTGACACAGGCGTCGATACGCAGCAAGAGCATAACCGACATTATAACGGAATTCAAACTGGACTCAGAGGACAATGTGTCAGCCGAGGTCGCCAGGTACATGGAAGACAACATACCGGACAATGCTGAGGCCAAGCCTGGGTACGAGGAGACTGAGAATGAGATCCGGTACCGGGTGAAGGAGCCAGGCCTTTTCGAGGATGGTTCGTTCAGGCGTATCACGCTGCAGAAAAAGAAACCGCGCGTATTCGCAATCATCGGAAAGCTGAAAGGTGAGACGTCTACGACCGTACAGGCTTTACGATTTCCTAAAGAGGATGACTGGACGATAGCCAAGGCCAAGGCCTGGGTGAAGTCTTCCTTCAGCGGGAAGGCAGTAGGAGCGGCCTTTGAATGTGACATGCCAAATGAAACACAAATAAAAACAGTTATAGAGGAGTGGATTATGAAGAAAACATTGCTGGACATGGAGATTGACAAATTTGAGGAGAAGGCAAAACCCGAGCCAGAGCCTGGTGATGAGCCTGAACCCGGTGATGATGGCACCATGCACGAGAAGTTGAACCGCATCCACAAGGCTGTGAAGGCACATAAGACCGAATCTGAGGCCATGCACAAAGGTCATAAGGACCTCTCTGAGGCGCTCAGTGGCAAGGTAGACGGCCTGAGCGAGGTCCATAAGGCCCACAAAGGGCTGTCCGAGGCCATGCACGGGAAGGTCGAGGAACTTTGCACTAAAGTAAAAGAACTTTCTGAAACAGTGAAAGGGCTGTCCGAGGCCATACACGGTGACGAACCCGATGCCGGTGAAAAATCCGCGCAATCGCAGCTCTATGCCGGGGTAATGGAAGGAGTCAGCACGTTGAGATCGACATTGACATCTAAACCTAAACCAAAGGAGTAACATAAATAATGTTACCAAAAGAACTCCAGGCCGCTTTGGACGGCCTGAAAAAGGACGCAATCGACAAGGTCACGGCCGTTGAGACCAAGGCCACGTCGATGCAGGCGGCCATCGATGCAATAACGGTGCGATATGATGCCGAAATTGCAAAGGTGAACGAAGCCATGAAGAAGAGTAACATATCCCTGCCGGGCGTAAATGACGGAAAGGAAAAGTTCAGCTTCACAAAGGCTTTCCGCGGAATCGTGCTGGGTGACTGGCGCGACAGCGGCTACGAGCAGAAGGTCATGCAGGAGGCCGCAGCTCTCGTAGAGAAGACCGGGAACTATGCCTCCGCAGGCGTGGCCGGTGGATTTTTCATTCCTGTGGAAGTTTCTGACATGGTCATACCCCTGGCATTTGCGAAGATGCCGCTGCTTAAAGAAGCAGGTGCGACACTGCTCCAGAACCTTACCAGCAACCTTACCATCCCGAGAATCACGGCCCGTGGCGTGGCGTATTGGGTAGGCGAGAATGCGGTACCTACGAACCCGGCGAACGCCCAGTTCGGTACCATCAACCTCACACCGAAGCGCCTTGCTGCATACACGAAGGTTTCAAACCTTCTCCTGCTCCAGGCCCCGGCGGTTGCTGAGAAAGTGATACTCGAGGAATTGGCCCGGTCACTGGCTCTGGCATGGCATCTGGCCATGCTGTACGGTACAGGAACCAGCTTCCAGCCGAAGGGTATCATCAATAGCGGCATCCAGGCCACAACGGCGATTGGCGCCTCAGGCGGCCGGGCCACTCTTGATGTCCTGCAGCAGATGCAGGCGACCATTGACAACAGCGACCTGCTTCTCGATAGCGGGAAGTTCATCTATGTCGCGCACCCGATAGTCAAGCAGTATCTGAAGAGGGAGCGTGTACAGGTTATTACTGGGACCGCGTCCAACGTAGGACTCCCGATCTACGGGATGTTCCAGGGTAACATGGCCGACACGGACCTCGAGGACCGGATAGGGTATCCTATCAAGTCGACCACGCAGATACATACGAACAACGCCAAGGGCTCCTCGACCACATTGAGCGACGTCATATTTGGTGATCTCACCAACCTGATCGTTGCCACATGGGCCGGGATGGTCCTCAAGAAGACCGACGTCGCATCCGATGCGAACAGCTCGGCCTTCCTCCAGGATGAGACCTGGCTGTTGGTCCAACAGCAGACAGACTTCGCTATCAAGAACGAGCTGTCATGGACGAAGATCAGCGATGCAGAAACACTGCAGAGCAAAATATAAACCTATAGGAGAATGACACAATGCCAGGATTACTGAACGAGATCAGCAAAGTCGTCTCCATGATAGGTGGAGCCGGCATAGCGGCTGACAGCACAGGGTCCCGTTACGACGGGTATACTGCGGCTGACAGCACGAACTATCCCATCGACACGCGGTATTACGATCAGGCGTACGTGACGGTGCAGACAGGAGCAAATGCTGCGGGCTTCACCGCAGGGGTACGTCTTTCCCCGTCGACCGATCCGCTTGATGCGGCCGCGGTAACGATTGGGAGCTTCGGGACCTTGAGCAACTCGACCATGTATACCGGGTTTGTCCTTACAAAGGGCTATCCGAGATACATGTGGTTGCAGACAGACGGTACAGCGCCGGCTCACTCGGGCGTGGCCATTACAGCATCAGTCGTGCTGTATAACTATGACCGTCCGACGGACCAGACGAGCACCGATACTTTCGCTGTGATAGCGTAAGTCTTTAATTGGCTAAAGGACCTGGGGAGACGGGTTACGTCGACTTTCCCTCCCTCTCCAGGTCTGGAGGCCTTTTCTTGAGAGAGGAATTTACCAATGTTATTGACCAGCGCCGAAAGGCTGATGCAATATACCGAGCTGGTAGACCAGGCCGGGGATGCCCCGGTTAAATTACGCGACATGAAAATGTGGCTGACTGGTACGTCCGCACGTATAGAGTCGTATCTGAACAGGCAACTGCATATTGAGCAGAGGACGGACTACTTCGACAGCTATGAGACGCAAATTGAATACACTCCTCTTGCCACTCCAATACTGCAGATTAACAGTGTATACGCATCCGCCATGGGGCTTTATCAGGGAGAGGAATACTCCGTGATAAATTTCTATGGCTCAAGATTCAACCAGGCCCTGAGCTTGGCCTATCCGGTTCTCAGGTGGCGTAAAGGATTACGGCTGAAATATTTAGCTGGATACGCCTATGAACCGACTAAAAGCACTTACGCGGTACAAGGACTGACTACGGAATGGTTCGTGGACAAATGGATAGTAGGAGCCACGTCCGGGGCCGCGGGGGTCATCGTGGCGTTTGACGACCAGGACTGGCCGAAGTGGATTACCATTGATGTGAGATATGGTAAGTTCGTTGAAGGTGAATTGCTTACCGCGCAGGCCACGGAATTCGCGGTAGGAGACCAAACTGCCACCGCCACATTGCTTTGTGCCAACGATGACAATACTACCATGACCTTTGGCATTAACTCGTCCACAGGCACGTTTACGGCTGGTAAGTGGCTTGTGGGAGCCACGTCCGGATCGACCGTGCTCATAATGGCAACAGATTCTACTACATATATAACCGTCCAGTACCAGGGGATCGGGGTGGAGAAGGCCTATTTCACAGCTGGGGAGACATTACAGCAATGGGACTCATCGGTTGCCAGGGGAACGTCCACGGTCACCGCGGTCTATGCCAAGGACATCCGCCGGGCGCTATGCGAGGCATATCCTGAGATCACGCTGGCCTGCGAATTGGAAATCTGCTATTTGCATAAACACAAGTATGATTTCGAGAACCAGGGAACTTACAAAGAGCAGACGAGCAGGCGTCCGGACAAATTTATCTATCAGCTGCAGCCTGAGGCCATAGCGCTGCTTAAACCTTACCGGAGGTACCTGGCATGAGCCTAGAACTCTCTGTTAAAGATAATGCAACGCAGGCTCTCAAGGACAAAGTCCAGCGGTTCATTGAATACGCCCAGGTGGGCATGGTAGCAGGGATGCGTGAATTTGAATCATACGAAATCAAAAATGAGATGACTGGACGGCCCGGGCTCAACCGGGGCTCGGGCGCCCTGGCTCAGGGCTGGCACATAGAGACGGAAGGTAAAGGGCTGGAATTCATTGTCCGTATGGCCAACAGCAAGAGCACCTTTTACGCAGAGGTCCATCAGAAAGGCATGACTATTACGGCGAGGAACGCACCTTATTTGCATTACAAATTGCCTGATGGCTCATATCGGCGGAGCACGCAAGTCACGATTCCAAAAAGGCTTAACATACCGGAGAATTTTTCAAACATGGCCATAGGGTACAGGATGATTCATGATCACATCACGCAGGCCATGAGGCAGGCGGGAATTAACTAAAGGGAGTAAAAATATGCCAGATTCAACAATTATTGTCGCCCCAGTATCACATAGTTTCGGGGTACACATTAAAGGTTCCACTACGACCCAGGTAGTCCGGGTCAGTAATGGTGCTGCAGATGCTACTCTGATACTTGGTACCATTACCGCGCCCAGCCCATTTGGTATTGCAGGAGTTTCAATATCTGATGCTACAATAGCTCCTTTGGCATATGCCGATATGACCGTAGCATATATACCGTCAATCCTGAGCCTGGGCGATGCCTCGGTTCTTAACATACCTTCGAACGATCCGATCACTCCTACATATGCTTTCAATATGGATGGTTCATGCGAACAGGCCATAATTGGTGTTTCACCTGTATTCAAAAGCTTCGGGAATCACTTGCGCGGCACCACGACCGACCAGGCCATATCCGTGACCAATACCGGAAACATTGACTTGCATATTACCGCCGACACTTTCATAAGCCCGTTCTGGATGGTTGGTTCGCTGGCGGCAACGATAGTTCCGGGAGCAACCTATTCTGATGCCACGGTCAGTTACAGGCCGACCGCATTGAACTCTGGAATAAATGATACTCTTACGATATCCTCGGATGATCCGGTCACACCTGCTGTAACTTTCATAGTAGACGGCACATGTGAAGAGGCCATTCTGAACGTAATACCAGGCTCTTGGAGCTATGGCACACATATCAAATCCAGTTCCACTCCTAAAGTAGTACGGGCCGCGAACATAGGTAACATCAATCTGACCATAGGCACCGTGACGGCTTTAACCCCTTTTGCGATATCTGGGCAGAGCCTCTCTGATGCTACCATAGCCGCGGGGGCATGGCTTGATACGACGGTCGTTTATATTCCGTCCGTATTGAGCACCGGCGACACGAGCAACCTGACAATTCCTTCCAATGATGCGACGACACCATATGTCATGCGCCTGGATGGTACATGCGCACAGCCAATAGTCTCCGTCTCACCAGGGTCCTGGAGTTTTGGCGGTAAGAGTACTGATACCACTACGGACAAGACCGTTACCGTGTCCAATACTGGGAACCAGCCTCTTATCATAACCACGTTGTCAGGGCTGGCGGCGCCTTTTGCCATGACCGGGAATAATGTGACAGGTAAGACACTGTTCAATACCGGTGATTCGAGCACAGTGGTAGTCAGGTATACGCCTCACGACGGGGATGGTACCTCTGTGGATACTTTATTGATACCGTCCAATGATCCGGTTACCGCGACCTATTCGTTAGTGTTTGATGGAACTGAAGTATCGGCAGATATAGATGTAAGCCCGAGCCCATGCGGGGTGGGTGCTACGACTCCTTTATCCACGGTAAGCAAAACTGTGACCGTAACAAATATTGGTAATACGGCACTTATAATGACCACAGTCACGTCTAATAATGCGCAGTTCTATCTTGCAAACGACAATGTGTCGAATGCTTACATATCCGTCGGCGACTCGAGCACCGCGGACGTGGTCTTCTATCCGTGGAATATTGGGTCACAGTCGGCTATTATAACATTCAACAGCAATGACAATGATACGACTGCGTTCCCGCTGACCGTGACCGGTACTGGGCTCTACAGAACCGAGCACCCGTTCCGGCAGGGAACAATGATTAACGCGGTGACGAAGTCTGATACCACGGCACAGCTGTTCCAGGACCAGGCGGGGGTCTGGGATTATTGCCAGGCATTCACTGTCGGTGCGTCAGGAGTCCTGAAGGTAACTGCGGTAGACGCCTCGAGCGGGGATGTCTCCTTGACCGTTGTGGCAGGGACTCATTATCCATATTCAATCAGACGGTTCTGGTCGACCGGTACTGACAGTACCGTAACGGTATTTGCAATAAAATAAAAGGAGAACTAAAATATGTCATATCCATGGCGCAGTGGCATGTTGATGCAGGGCATCACCTTGTCTGATACTACGGCCGCCTTGATGATTGACGAGGATGGTCAATCTGATTATTGCACCTCGTTCCATGTCAACGCGGCTGGCAACTTGAAACTTACTCTGGTCGATTCCTCGTCCGGGGCGGTGACCATTCCGGTCGTGGCCGGGAAGAACTATCCGTATAGCGTGCGCTTATTCTGGAGCACCGGGAGTGATGCGGTTGGTGTGACGGCAATCAGGTGAGGAGGCATTTTTGGCTGATTCAGTAAAGACCAAGATACGAAAGGCCTTGTTTCAAAATCTTCGGCTCATAACGATTCCGAACGGTTATGACCAGAACATTGGCGAACTCAACATCGAGCCGCGCAGTTTTGAGATGATGCGAAATTTTCCGGCCGTGAACCTAATCTGGGGCCGTGAGACCTATCAGAAACCTACACATAGTTCAGGCTACCTGTTCAAATCAGCCATAATGAACATTGATTATTTCTTCAGGAATAACAACGACATAGACCACCAGAGAAGTAGGGCGGTCAAGGATATTGAGAAGTTATTACTAAATAACTTCATGTTGCCGGATGTCTATGGTAAGCCAACATGCAACATAACGCTATTTAAAAAGAACACTCCCTGGGGCCTGCAACAGTCCAAGAGCCATGGGGGAATGACCGTGGAGATTTCGATAGAATACATGCAGAACCTATTTGATCCTTATTCTACAGCCAAAGGAGAACCTCCACAGTTCAATTTGGAGGAGACCTGTTCAATATCAATCAAGGACCAGCTTGCGGAGGCCATTGAATATCAGCTCAGCCAGATTAAGAAAGCCAATGGCTATAACAAAACCATGTATACGGACACCGACCGGGACATACGCTCGGTAGAGACCATGAATAACTTTCCTTTCGCCAATGTGATATCCCGCGCTGAGGAGTATGATGAGCAGGGCCAGGACAACTGGGTTAAGAAGCGCCTGATATACACTATTGATAATTTCGTTAAAAATCCTGATACGGTCAACAGCGACATTGAGCAGGTGGTGGCCGATGTGGAGAAGCGGTTCATGAATAACTATGTATTACCGGATTCTGAAGGCAATAGAACCTGTACCGAATGCTATCCTGTTTACAATCAGCCGTTCATGGCCGAGACTACAAGGCCTATGGCAGGCGTCCAGGTAGGCCTGGAGGTCTTCTACCGGCAGGATTTGAACAATCCCATGGAACCGATGGCGGCTGGCGCACAAGGCGCCACAGGGCCTCAGGGGCCTCGTGGTTACCAGGGCAGGCCTGGTCCGACCGGTACGCAGGGGGTACAAGGTTCGCAGGGAGCAGGAGGCATAGGCTCACAAGGTCCAACCGGTCCAATTGGAGCCACCGGGTCTCAGGGTCCTGGTAATTTGGAAGGTCCTACTGGGCCACAAGGAAATACCGGGCCACAAGGAAACACTGGTCCACAGGGAATCCAAGGTAATCAGGGAGTTTCCGGGCCACAAGGAAACACTGGTCCACAAGGTGATACCGGGGCACAGGGATTTCAGGGTACACAAGGCACGCAAGGTAATCAAGGTACGCAGGGGGTACAAGGTAATACCGGGTCTCAGGGAAATACTGGACCGCAGGGCTGGCAGGGGCCAACCGGATTTCAGGGGGGCACCGGGGTAGCAAACTTCTGGGATATGTCATCATGGCCGGCCATTTCGGCACCGCCTGTACTGCTTTGGAATGAAGTTGATGAGATACTTTACGCGGGTATAGCAAACATTAATAAGTGGGTGCAGATATCCGCAGGCAGCATGCAGGGCAATACCGGGCCACAGGGCAGTATTGGTCCTACTGGGGCACAAGGATCAGTTGGGCCTCAGGGTGATGTTGGTTCTCAAGGCAGTACTGGTGCACAAGGCACACAAGGTTCTACCGGAGCACAGGGAACACAAGGAAATCAGGGAAACATTGGGTCTCAGGGTAATACCGGGTCTCAGGGTAATACCGGGGCACAAGGTACTCAAGGTGTTCAAGGTAATACTGGTCCTACTGGAGTCCAGGGGGATACTGGGCCACAAGGCACGCAGGGCAGTACCGGGTCTCAGGGCAATACTGGAGCTCAAGGCAATCAGGGAGACACTGGGTCACAAGGTAGTACCGGAGCTCAAGGCAACCAGGGAAGTACTGGAGCACAGGGTACTCAGGGAAACACCGGGTCTCAAGGAAGTACTGGGGTTCAAGGATTTCAGGGAAGTACTGGAGCACAGGGTACTCAGGGAAACACCGGGTCTCAAGGAAGTACTGGGGTTCAAGGATTTCAGGGGAACACTGGAGCACAGGGTACTCAGGGAAACACCGGGTCTCAAGGAAGTACTGGGGTTCAAGGATTTCAGGGGAACACTGGGGCACAGGGTTTCCAAGGAACACAGGGAAATACAGGTTCTCAGGGCAGTACTGGGGCTCAAGGTAGTACCGGACCGCAGGGTTATCAGGGTCCAGGAAACTTAGCTGGAGCCACAGGGGCTCAGGGCCCACAAGGTAATCAAGGAGGAACCGGGCCTCAGGGGGCAATGGAAGCATATGGTGCCATGCAATGCAGCCTATATAATCCTCATACTTATTCAGCTGGAGTATATACAAAATGGGTTGATACGACTGCGGGAGCACAACTCAACACTACTGTTGATGCCGCCACTAATCACCGAATCACAGTCAATGCCGGATACGATGGTACTTATTCGGTATTCGGTTATTGGTGTTTTGCCGGGCTGAAAACCTATACTGCCGGGAAAAAATATTACGTAGATATATACGTTAATGGAACGTCAGTTGCAGAGGCCCGGTATGCAGAAGAAATGATTGTCGGAGCAGCCATCTGTAAATATGACGGAACACTTGTGGCCGGTGATTATGTGGAGATGTATGCCTCGTTCGACGAGGATCAAACCAATCTTTCGAGTGGTCCAGCCTCACTCACGATAAACCGCATTGGATCGAGTAATGGGCCTCAGGGTAATACCGGGCCTCAGGGCAATACTGGACCACAAGGACAGGGAACTCAGGGTAATACTGGGCCACAAGGTCCTACTGGTACTGGTAGTAGCTGGACTCCTGCATTTGCAAAGATTTATCAGCCTGCAACTTCGTCGCAGGATTCAACTGCATTAGTTCTTACTACTGCAAACACATTTTACAAATGGACATATGGAAATTACTTAGGTGACTGCCGAAATTGGACATCAAATTTGAATGGTGACCTTACCTGTGGGATGGATGGTACCTATGTCATTTCGATGGCCTCATTTTATCAGTTTGGTAACGCTGGCGCTTTATATCTGAAAATTTTGATTGATGGAACTAACGCCGATCTGAATAATTTTTCAAATAGCTACGTTTATACTGCCGCTAATCAAACAGTAGGCTTTACATTCGCGACACAGGCTCCTATTAAAAGTGGGAATGTTGTAAATGCTTGGTTTTCACATAGTGTAAATACCACTACTTTGACCACTCGTAGGAACGTGCTGATCGTCAATAAGATATCTGATTAAGGAGGAAAAATGGGTGATGTTTGGATTAAAGGTGAGGAAAGAGTTTTGTTAACACCTCTGGAAACGGACAGCACTTTATCCTATATAGACAGCGTTGACAAAACTGAGATAGAAACCAAACTATCCAATGATGGCTGGGAGAAGGAGTAATAAAAATGGCATTCCCGACGAACCCAATAGACGGCCAAGAATATACAAACACGACAGGAACAACCTGGGTCTACGGGTCAGCGACCGCCACCTGGAAGATTAAATCACAGGCCATTCTCGGCAATCAAGGGCCTCAGGGGCCACAAGGCCCAGGCATAGGCAATACAGGGCCAACCGGGCCTCAGGGTGGTACCGGGCCTACCGGGTTCCAAGGCCCAACCGGGGCTGGGGCACAAGGTAGCACTGGACCACAGGGGTCTCAAGGTAATCAGGGAACAACAGGTTCCGGAGGCGGGCAGGGCTCTCAAGGTAATACTGGAATCCAAGGATTGACCGGGCCTCAGGGGCCTCAAGGTACTCAGGGCAGCACTGGTTCACAAGGGCCAGGTAATCTTCCAGGAGCCACCGGGCCTCAGGGTGACCAAGGTGATGTTGGGCCTGCAGGATTACAAGGACCTACGGGCAGCCAGGGCACGCAGGGGCCTATTGGAAACCAGGGTTCAACAGGGGCTCAAGGTAATCAAGGCAATATTGGACCTACTGGTACGCAGGGAAATACAGGTACACAGGGAAATACCGGGCCACAGGGCAGTACTGGGGCTCAAGGCAACCAGGGAAGTACTGGGGCACAGGGTACTCAGGGAAATACAGGGGCTCAGGGAAACACAGGGCCACAAGGTTTCCAGGGACCTGGTAATTATGGAACTACAGGAGCTCAGGGAAATACTGGACCACAAGGATTTCAAGGTTCACAGGGCACTACCGGCAGTCAAGGAAACACTGGGGCTCAGGGCTCGGGGGCACAAGGATTTCAAGGTAGTACTGGCTCACAGGGTAGTACTGGCTCACAGGGTAGTACTGGTTCTCCAGGCAGTCAGGGATCCACTGGTCCACAGGGCTCAGGGGGAGTTGCAGGTTCTACTGGGTCTCAGGGACCGACCGGGGCTCAGGGCCCACAAGGTAATCAAGGTTCAACAGGGGCTCAGGGAAGTACTGGTGCCGGGACACAAGGACCTACAGGCAGCGCGGGTTCTCAAGGAAGTACTGGAGCACAGGGGACTCAAGGTACACAAGGAAAAACAGGTCCTCAGGGCTCTACTGGGGCTCAAGGTAGTACAGGTGCTGGAACACAAGGTAATACTGGGCCACAAGGTAATCAGGGGCCAGTAGGATCGGCCGGGGCTCAGGGTAGTACTGGTGCGCAAGGAGCAGGGGTTCAGGGAAATACTGGTCCTCAAGGTAGTACTGGGACTCAGGGTACAGGAACTCAAGGAGCAACGGGTATACAAGGTCCAACAGGAACCCAGGGTCCCGCGGGTGCAAGTGCGTACGTAGCATATACCGTCGATTCTCCAGATACGAGTGAATCTACGCCTATGTTATATATGCACAATGCAGGTACACTGTTACAGGTACATGCGGTAGTATTAGGAACTACGCCGTCAATTGGGATTGATCCTTATTATTCCACGACATTGACTGATACCACCAAGTTCTTTTCAACGAAGCAGACCATCACCAATACCGGGATTGGACAGGATTTTACTTCTTTTACTACTGCAGGCATTCCGGCCAACACCTGGCTGGTGATGAGAACTGGAGATAAATCAGGCACCGTCAATAATTTGTCGGTGACGTTCAGATACTCGGAAATTTAAAACTAAGGAGATTTTTTTATGGCTGAGATAGTAATACCTGAAACAGTGATACCCGATTCAACCGTAGTTGTTCCCGCGCATGTGAACCGTCCGGGATTTCGCTATTCATTCAATCAAGATCCGCTGGTAATCAACGACGTTGTGGAATTATCCATCATCAAAAACGGGATGGAAATTGACAGGCTCAAAACTACCATTGAGAATGGCCCGGCAGAAGGTATGGAGATACGGCCAATAATAATTATGAATGTTGTCGAAATGACTGCATTTTCTAATTAGGAAAAAAACTAAATGGATTGGAAAGGAACTACTGATACTGATTGGGAAAAGGGTACCAATTGGGATACAGGAGTAAAACCAACTGCTGCAGATAATGTTTATTTTGTGGCTTCTGGTAATGTTGACTGCTCCCTTACTGCAGCATCCGTATGCAAGTCACTTTCCGCGAATTCCTCATATACGAAGACATTTTCTACTAATGGCCAGTCCCTGACCGTCTCGGGGAACTGCCAGTTTAGCCATACTGGACCATTGTCTTTAAATTCAAGTTCTCTGATAACTTTAAATGCTGATGGTTCATTCGGAATTGCAACATCCGTAACCACGTTCACGGGCGGGGCGGGCATTGACCTCAAGGGAACCGGGAACCTGGACATCGATGAGAATATAAGTGCCTCACCTTTGCGGAACGTAACCTGCGCCTACTCCGGAAAGACCACCACGGTGACCGGAGACATTGGTGTTGTGAACTCAATGTTCAATGGACAGTTAACCATTAATGGGGGTACATTTAATACCGCATCAGGAAAATATATCACCATAAGCTGTGACAATGCCAATCCAATAGTAATTGTTGGAACTCCGACCATAGGAAATGCAGGCAGAATATACCTGACACAAGGATCACAGGCGACCGTCAGTATTCCTGCAATGACCATGACAGGAATAGGAAGTCTTATAATTGAAAAAACACTTGATCCTGATGTCACTTGGAACTTGGCAGGGAACCTCTCGATGGAAGGCCCTTTCTACGTTATAAATTTGAGGGCTGCCGGCATGATGACGTTTAATACAGGAACAAATCCTTATTATAATATTACATGTGCCACTATATTCATTGGTGGATTTCAAACAGGCTCCTCGAGTACATTTAATTTCAACTCATCAACTATAACCTGCGGCCCATTTTCAGGCTCTACTTATGCCTATAAGGGGTCTGAATATAATGTTGGATCGTTAATAGCAATAAATCTGGGATCAAGCGTCTGGAATTGCTCCGGTCATTTTGTCTGGAATAGCATTGCGACGATTGATGCCGGAACAGCGCAAGCTACTTTTTCAACCAATACGTCTACTATCACCTCATCGGTAGCATCCGGTACTCCATGGTATACCTTGATAATCAATGGCGCCGGAAAGACCTATACCATGACATCGGACCTGGCCTGCAACACCATCACTGTTACTGCAGGGATTTTTAATTCACAAAACTATGAATTGAAAGCTACAGCAGGGATGAGCTTTGGGGGAACAGGTAATTTGACGTTGGGCGGAAATACAACAATGACCAGCAATGGTACATTCTCTATAACGACATCCGGTACGGTTACCACGACCGCGTGCGTATTGGCCTGGCAAGGCAATACCACGGTCACTGTGGGAACGAGGACCTTCTCGAGGATAATCTTAAGTGCAGGTAAAACATACACCTGGTCGACCACGAACAATATAACGGTCACCAATTATACGGCCGGGGACTGGTCCGGGGCTGCGGGAAATGTAATTACCTGGGTATCATCCAGCCCGGGGACCGGGTATAAAATAATTCCTCCACAAAACACTTATGTCAATTATGTTAATGCCACAGATTCTACCGCTGGAGGTAATTACATAATTCATGCATCCTCAAACACCAATACCAATTCTGGGCGGAACAGCAATTGGAGATTCAAGCCGAAAAGGGTTCTTTATTCCATAACTGGAGGATCGACGATATCAACAGAGAATTATCAGAATGGTGTATATCCAACAGTTGATTATTCCAGTAGCAGTTCTGTCAGTATCTTTACTGCTTCAGCATCCAGCACTAATCCTCTTGACATTTATTATTCTTCGGGTGGTCTAGAAGCTCGAACGATGATAAAATGGGGTGGAATCAGCCTATCAGGAAAAAGGGTTGTAAGAGTAGATTTTACAATCACTAAAATTCAGATTCAATCTGCTGTAAATATATATGAATGTAAACGTGATTTTGTCGATTCACAAGCCACATGGACTGAGTATTCAACTGGAAACAGCTGGCAGACGGCAGGAGGAAAGGGCGCCAATGACATAGGTAGTACTATCTTAGGAAGTCTTTATAGCAATCAATTCAATCAGCTCCCACCAATTTCGGTGGAATTAAATTCAGATGGATTGGCATTAGTGCAATCCTGGGTTGATGGTGCTGCTAATTATGGGTTTTTTATCTGTGACGCTGGAACAAATGCCAATCAGAAATGGTATGGGGTTGCATCACTTACGGAACCTTATAGTTCTTATAGACCAAAATTTACAATTTACTATCAATAGGGAGGCTTTTATGATTAATCCGCTCAAGTATTTATTCAACCCGGGTACGCTGACGTCGAAGACGTTCTACGCCGGGGCCGCACTGGTCGTATATGGTATCGTCAAACTGGCGTACCAGAAGGATTCAACCGGAGTCCAGGAAATCATCCTGGGCCTGGGGATGATGGCCGGGCGTGATGCGATAGAAAAACTGATGCCGAAATAAAAAGGAGGGCAGGCACAAATGTTTCTAACAAACAAACGGCAGGTAGGGATGAAGCTCGAGGCTACTCCTTATACTGCTCAAACCGACATGACCAGCACGGACTACAATTTCCGCGCTGACAATGTCAAGTACAGCGCTAACATCCTCGAGACGAAGCGCAAATACGCGACCGGCGACTTCGCGTCGTTCTCATCTGTGATGGGCAAAGAAGAGTGCACCATCAGCTTCAGCCAGGACCTCGCCTGGTCCGGTACCGCTGCCACGCCTCCGGAGTGGGGCAAGGCCCTGATAGCCTGCGGCTGGAAAGAAACCATCTATGGGGCGACCGGAGTAGGCTATGCATTGTCCTCAATCAATGCTGCGTGCCCGGTCACCGTCGAGGTGGCTGAGAATTCGCCTGATGACAGCACGGCGTTGATAGTCCGCGCAAGCGGGTGCATGGGCGCCGCCAAGCTGACGCTCGCCCAGGTGGGGGCTCCGCTCAAGCTTGAGACCGAGTTCAAGGGTGCGTTGAATTCTGTATTTGATACTACGAAGACCACGCACGGTACATTCGATAATGTACAGCCTGACGCGGTCCTGGCCAGTACGGTCACGGCCATGGGGTACACCATGGACATGGATAAAGTGTCCATCGATACTGGTACCAAGGTCGAGAATGTAGTCGATCCGAGCCGGGCACAGGGTATATGCGGTTGTGTCATTACCGGGAGAGAACCTAAGATGACATTAGATCCGTACCTGGATTCGACGGCATCCAAGGACATCCTTGGAAAGTGGGTCGCGAACACACAGGCATCGTTTGCTATGACCGTAGGTGCTCATCTCCAGGTGCTGGCCCCATCGTGCCAGATTACTAAGGCGTTCGACAGCGCTGACAGAAATGGCGTTGTTGTAAACACGCTGAACCTGGCGTTATTGAGGGCGACGGCGTCTACTGATGCTGAAGTCGAGATACTGCAAGGAAGTAAGACATAAAACCCCGTGGCCCTGTCCGGGTGGCCTGGTACTCTGCCTACCTCCTCACAGGTGGCAAAGCCCGGGCTGCCCCGGGCCGCGGTAAGTAATAAAAACCTGTGAGAAGGGAGAGAGAAAATGGAGCAGAGAGACCTTGAATTGACTCCTGAACTAAAGGAGAAACTGGCGGCTTACATGGCAATCACACCGGACCGAGAGTTCAAATATGTGCCGGCAATCCAGCGTAAGCTGGTTAAAGACAAAAAGCAGTGGGCGGTCTTCCTCCTGAAGACGCTTGATGGAGAGCAGATAGCCGAGCTCGAGGATTCGAGCGGCTATAGCGTGCTGGATATGCAGAATCCTAATAAGCGGGAGTGGCACTCCGGAAGTGGGACGCATCGTATTAAGATTCTCAAGATGGGGTTGATCGGCTGGAAGAACTACAAAGACAAAGATTTCAAAATGTTGCCTTTTGAATCCGTGGAGAAATCAGTCCGGTTCCTCTCCGAGCCGATGAAGATCGAACTCTGTAATGCGATTACGGAGAACATGACTCTGACAGAGGATGAGCTCCGGGGTTTAGAGTAATGGCTGCTGTCCGGAGCGGAATGCTTCGGATGAATTGTAATTCGTGCAGGCAGCAGCCTGATCTTAAGAAACTGTACGGATGCAATGGCCGTAGCCTGAGGCCGGCCGACGTGGAGACCGAAGGGAACGTGATGACCAGGTACTGGAATTGTCCACTGCAGTTTGTACCGAGTTCAATATGGGAATTTATAAAAATTTTTATTTATCATACGGAGCAGTTCCCATCTGCGCCCATGCCGGGGTACCAGGATGTGAATCCAAAGTTCCTGCAGGCCTGCACGTACTATAAAATGAAATTTGCGGAGTTTATTGCTTTAAAAGGAAAACAAAATGGCTGATGGCATCATAGAAGTGGAAGCACGTTTAAAGGACCACATCTCCGGAGAACTGGCTAAGATTACCAATTCCATAAACGACTTCGGCAACAAGAGCAAGGCCGCGGCTGGTGAATCCTCCATGTCTTTTACTAAATTGGCTGGGGCGTTCGGTATAGCCACAACTGCCACTGGTCTTCTTTCGAGCGGCGTAAGTAAACTTTCTGCTTTCCTTGATGAATGCAATCAAGCCGGCCTTGAAGCTTCAGAAGCCCAATTCAAATTGGATGCATCCCTCCAGGCATCAGGACGTGATGTTCCTGTTACACAATTTACTGCATGGAATAATACATTGAAGGAAAGCACTGTCCGAACGGATGATGAGTTGCAATCCGCTGAAGCCATGGCTCTTCAATTTAAAGGCATAGCGACCAAGGAAATTCCGGACGTAATTAAAGTCGCTTCCGGTATGGCACACTTGTTTGGTGGCAGCCTGAAAGAGAAGACATTTGAGCTTGGCAGGATACTTGAAGACCCTCAACGCGGTCTCAGGATGCTCAGATCAGAAGGTGTCTATTTAACGGCGCAACAGGAAGATCTAATTAAATCACTTGAAGCTTCCGGTGATAAAGCGGCAGCTGCGGCCATAATATTTGATCGTCTTAAACAACAATTTTTATTGGTAGACGATACATTCAAGAAAAGTTCAATTGGTCAATATACAGAACAACAAAATGCCCTCAATGAAATTGAGGATAAAGTCGGTAAAGATCTTATTCCAATTAGAATTGCAGCACAAACGGAAGAAAATCTTGCCATTGAACTCGGGGTGTCATATGTTTATGGAAAAGTCCAGGAAATAAAAAATCTTATTGCAGTCTGGAAAGGGCTAAAAACAGAAGCAGTTGATACAGCATATAAAATGGCAAACATGCCAATTCCATTTAAATTTCCGGCTCCAAGTATGGGTGAATTCAGGGAATATGAGGCAAAATATGCAAAAGTTTTTACACCTCCTGCACCTCCTCCGGAAAAACCATATGTTGAACCCGCTGTTATAAAACAGACCCTTGAGTCACAGAAAGCGCTTATAGACTCCAAAATAGCAATAGCCCAGACCGGATATGAGAAGTTTGATTATCTCAGGGCTCTCGAAATGAAAAGGGAGAACCTTGAATATAATGGAAAACTGACGGCGTATGCCGGCAACAAAAAGGCCATCGCGAATCTCTCCGAGGAGCACCGCAACAGGATACTTTCAATTGGGTTCAAATATGACCTGGAGGAGGAGAAGGCAGCCGAGAAGCACACCAAGGAAGTGATGGACGCGCTGGCAAGAGGCACGGAGAGGGAGACCGCCATCCAGATGAGGAAGTTCGAGACGGAGCAGTCGTTCGCAAAGCGTTCAGAGTTGCTCGGAAAGGTGTCCCTTGCGAAGGACCTGACCATGCTCGAGCAGGAGCACAGACAGGAGCTGATGGATGATGAACTTACTACTCAGCAAAAAACCATTATAGACAAGGAATATCACGATAAAAAGAAACAACTGGTATTGGATTCCGCCACTCAGTCCGCGGATAATGCCGCAGCCAACCTAAAAACCGTGGCCACGCAGTGGGAAGAGGCCAAGGGCGTCTACAAGGCCTTTGCTTACGCCGCCGCAGCCATGGACACGTACAAGGCCGCCAATGCTGCCTATGCGTCAGCCGCGGCCATACCTGTCGTAGGATTCGTCCTTGGACCAATTGCGGCCGCAGCCGCTATCGCAGCCGGACTTGCAAACATAAATGAGATATCCAAATTCGCCCAGGGTGGTATTGTATCCGGATCGGGATCATCCATTAGTGACATGATACCCGCATACCTATCTTCCGGTGAAGCAGTTCTTAACGCCAATGCCGTAAACGTTTTAGGCCCAGCAGGGGTCAACGCTTTGAACAGTGGTGCAACAATTGGATCCATTACTGCCTCGCCAACCATAGTTATTCAAGGCAATGCTGATCCCAGGACTGTCAAGGCCATAGGCCAGGAGCTCGACCGGTTCGTGCGCATGCTCGAGCTCGGCTTCCGCAGCAAAAAAATAAACCCTGCAAGGCTGACCGGCATGGCCACGGTCTAAAGGTGGACACATGCCATACGAACTCACAGCAACCATAGCATATCCAGGAGGAGGGGGCGGTACCATCACCACCGTCAACCCCCAGTGGGGCTACTCTATAAAAGTGCAGACTCCAATGACCGTTACCCAGCGAGCCGACGGAGGTTACGCCATCTATGATCCTACTGCAGACACATCATTTGCATATGATTTTGATGTACACTCCTGTACCGTAACTCTTTTAATTCCGGTGGCTTCGGCTGCCATATTCATTGACATGGCACGAGACGTGGCTAAAGGCCGCGGCCAGGAACTCACACTCACACCGGGTACCGGCTGGTATCCGTTTGGCCCCTACCGGGGTACTGCTGTAGCATTCAAATGTAAAATTATTGAAATAATCCAGACAGGCACTATAGGCCATCCTGAGAACCTGGTGGAGTTCCAGGTTACGTTTGTGTACACAGGAACCATTTGGCCGAGCTACGCGCCTCCTGGCGCGGTCTCAGAGGGTAGTTTGCAGATAGGTTCAGTGTCAGGACTGCGCTGGCCAAACGCCCGGCCGGGGCTCAAGGCGGATTATGGCTGGTCGGCGCAGACCACTCACGGGCCATATGCTTACATAATCGATCAGGGCATGGATTGCTGGGAAGTCACGTTGCCGCTCGTATTAAACCAAGGAAATGCGGCGGCACTGCAGAATTACATGATAGGCACTGCTCGGGGAGTGCCTCTGGATATTATTACTCCTGCAAATTCATACTTATTTGGCGTCGAGAACAGTTCTAACGGAACCTATAATGTACGGTGGATTGATGGAGCTCTCGAGATGACGCATGAAAGTCATGGACGCTGGCTCACAACTCTTTCATTTCATACTGAGGCCTAAAAATGGCAAGATATGTGTTTGGCGTAAAAATTGACTTGAATGGGACCTATACACAGGATACGAGCATAGGCCTGTATACCGATGCCGAGTCGGGAGTGGTCACCTCGCAGATAAGGCTGATTACCAATGCCGTGACCACCACCTGGCCGTATGCCGAGCACCTCCTGATGACCGACAGGCCGTTCGACGATGTCCAGGAAACATCCGATTACCGCCGGGGCGGTAATGTGTCACAGCAGAATAATTGTGGCGTGTCCATCAATAACTCCGGAAAATTCTGGAAGAAGATTCAAGACTTAGGTATAACGCTGCAGGGTATGAAATGCAAAATAATTAGATTTAACTGCTCAACGTCTCCGGCCACGGAGACACAGGAGTTTTCAGGTGTAGGGGCCAACCCGGTCTGGGATGAGACCGTTTACCGTCTCGAGATAGTACAGAGTCAGTACAAACGCAAAGCCAACATCATGACTCAAAAGTCCGATGTCGGGACCACCTCGCAGCAATTGACACAGACCTCGAGTGACAATATAATCATACCAGCCACATTCGGTTATATGCCTCGAGCAAAATTTGTGAACACCAAAGTGGTTGAGGACACATTCATAGCACCCGGACCATTATCCACATTTGATTTTGGTACTAATGGCGCAGGACAGCATATGGTGGCAAAATTCAATTGCGCACCGTATAATAAAAAAATATTTCCTGTCATAGGAAGATTGCCTGTAAACCCATTCGATGTGACCAAGCCACTGGCCCTCAATGTATATAAAATTGAACTCGGTTGGTCCGGATTACAGGGCCTCAATTACTGGATACAATGGTATCGCAACGGAACCGAGGTGTACGGCGGCACATATGACCTGCAATGGTTCATCGATAAATATATGTATGTGGTAACCGGGCCCGGAGAGGGGGAGTATCGTCGCATCACTGGAGCCAAGGTGACTGCCGGAGCAACCTGCGGAAATCTGACTATACAGGTTGAAAGTGTGTTCTCTCATTTATTGATGGGACCAATCCAATATATAGGGCCACTCCCGGCCACGGTCGGTGCAGGTTCAATAAATGTTCCTGACAGTAACCAATTCAACATAGGCGACTGGGGACTATTGAGCGACACATCCGGAGTATCACACCAGCAAAATATATATGTAACCGGGAAGCCGGGATCTTACACCATATCAATCTATGGAACACTGTCCAGTACCTATGATCCTGCATATTATGCCAGCATCAGGATTGGAGCGCTCACGACAGGGATCACAGCCGGCATGGATACCATGTGTAATACCCCCAGCTGGGTCTCATTCTGCACGGTCATGAAAGATTACCAGGCGGACGTCTGGCCGTGTACGGCGTTCCTGGATGACTCGCTAAATCCATTGACCACTGATTGTGCAAACCGGGGAGAGCTGAAGCTCTATGCATATGACCAGAAATCAAAAATTACCGTGGACACGACTGGGTCTCCAATTCCTCTGAATCAGTCCATGGCTGAGTACCTGCCAATACCATATTATGCCTATGCAGCGGACACAGTCGACGGGAGCAACAACAAAATACATGTCGGCGTGAACATGTACAACGGTAACGTAGACAACATTGATGGATTTTTTACATTTCCTATACCGGGCGGGATTGGTGATGAACTGAATTTGCCATTGAACACGCTCAAAACCTGGGAAGTGGCCGGTGATGCAGTTAATATGAACCTCTACAGCCGGACAGGTCCGTATTTATTTGGCCAATTACCGGCTCAGTCACCCGGCTCTGACAGTAATTTTTCAGGGGTGTTGAATGTTGGTGATAAGTCTCGAACCACCTGGTCCACCAGTCATGTTCAAGGTACCAATGCGCTCTATGGTACATATGACTACTACCGTGTGGTAGGTTTTAATTTTCCTGCAATACCGGCGGATATTGATTTTAATGAGATGTACATTGGTGTGAACCTCAAATCCAGGTGGCAATGCAATTCCGGCGCGGCACCAATACCGGCTCTCAATGAGTTCCGGATACGTGCCAAGCGCTGGAGCGGCCGCGCGATTGATCTGCATCAATGCGACTCGACGGATTTTGGAGATCATAATTATCCCGGATATTATCAAGCCGTGGACAACCTACCGGATTTCTATTACCACAATGACATGACCAGCACCAATAATGAGAGTTTTTATTATGAGCGGACCGATGGCGAGGCGCTCACTGATAAGACGTGGTCAGGATACGCAAATTTTAAATGTCCTGGAATCAATAATGCCGACCAGTATAACTCTCTACAGCGTGGCGTGCTCATGTGGAAACGTAAACAGACCGGGCCCGAGGTGGGAGGTTACATAGAGGATATAGCTATCTCCGAAATAGCCATGATATTTAAAAAGAGCATGAGTGTCAAGGACGCAATCTATAGTCCGTTCGCGGGGCGCCGGTATGAGAGCACATGGGGAGGCCGGAAAAATCCTGCGGATTGCATAGCCAATCCAGTAGATCTCATGGAGCACGTATTACGCCTGCAGAATTGGTCGGAGACCGGTGACAACACATCCGTTCCAGGACAGCAATATTCTCCGGCGGCACTGATCAACACCGATGGGACTGCTATCGAGGGGTCGCTGGATTATGCCGCATTGGATCCGTTACGGTATAAATATTATAACGGCGGCCGGGCCATCTCCGGACAGTTGGTCCGATATGATGATGGCTGGACAGATAAACTGATGCAGCGGTTGTGCAAGGATTTTTTTGTGTCCTCATA